TCTCTTGACATCCTTGCCGAACGCACAGGTGTTGACGCAGACAAGCTCGCTGAGGCGATCACGATGCTCGAATCTGGGAACACTTTGTCGGATGAATCGGCTGAACTGTTGTCGAGTGCGGTCGGTAAACTTCGTGCCGAACCAGCCAAAGTTCCTTCGTCGGTGAACTTGTTGACAAAACATCTTGAACTGTTGAAAAAGTTCTAGATTCTCGTCTATAGTTCATTCTGTCGGTAAGCGTCCCGCTACGACTAGAGATTGGTCAGCGTCCCGCGCCATCGGAATACAACTTCCTGCGCACCACCAATCAACTACTACTCATGGAGAAATCATGAAACAATTTATTGAACAACAAATGGCACAACGCGCAACAGCGTGGGAAGCCGCAAAGAAGATTCTTGATGTTGCAACCGCCGAAAAGCGTGACTTGTCAGCAGAAGAAACACAGACATATGAGCGCATCAGCAAAGAACTTGACGAGCGCACAGCAACAATCGAGAAGCTCCGCGCCGATGAGGCCCGTGAACTTCGTTTGGATGCAGCAACACGCGAGATCGCAGACCAGGTTCGTCCTGTCGCTGACGCTCCACGCGCAGAGCGCAACGACAACGATGTAATTCGTTCGATGGCAAAAGGTGAAATTCGTTCACACATGTTTGAGAAGCGTGATGTTGTAAAGACATCAGCAGGCGCACCAGTACCAACATCGTTCTACGACCAAGTGATCATGCTTGCTCGTACGGTTGGTCCAATGCTCCAGACTTCAACAGTCTTGAATACAGCATCAGGCGAGAACCTTCAGATTCCATCACTTGCTCAATACTCGACAGCGGCAATCGTTGGCGAAGGCACAGCAATCGCAGAATCGGATCCAGTATTCAACTCATTCATCACATTGGGCGCATACAAGTTCTCGTTCCTCGTTCAACTCTCACGAGAGTTGGTCGAAGATTCAGGCGTGGACATCTTGCGCTTCTTGGCTGATCAGACCGGCAACGAACTCGGTGTGCGTGTTAACGCTTCACTGACAACTGGCTCAGGAACAAACCAACCAAAAGGTATCGTCGTGGCTTCAGCTCTCGGCGTAACTGGCGGAACCGCAGTTTCGGGTGCGTTCACAGCAGACAACTTGATTGACTTGGTCTACTCGGTAGACACAGCCGGTCGTCGTTTGGCTGGTGCAGGCTTCCAGATGAATGCAAAGTCAATCGGTGCAATGCGCAAACTGAAGGACACGGCAGGCAACTTCGTGTTCCAACCAGCACTTAGCGCAGACGCAAATGACTTGCTTCTTGGATACCCAGTATTCGAGAACCCAGGTATGGCAGACACAGCAACAAGTGCAAAGTCGGTAATCTTCGGACACCTTCCTTCGTACTTCGTTCGCTCGGTAGGCGGCATCAAGTTGGATCGAAGCGATGACTTCGCATTCAGCACTGACCTGATTACCTTCCGCGCAACAATGCGTGTCGATGGCAACTTGCCACAAACATCACATGTCAAACACTTCATCGGCAACGCTGCTTAATTAGAGCAACCGATAACAGACATGACAGTCCGCAAGGGCTGTGACTAGGATTAAGCCTCGGTAAGGTCGTGCAGGACTTGCCGAGGCTTTACCTATTCCCGCACTATTCTTAGGAGGATCATGTGGCAAACAGTAATCGTCAAAGGCATACCAGTCGAGATGCCAGGAGCGTTGGCGGAACGATTAGTCCGAGCGGGCGCGGCGCACTACTTGGAAGTGTCCGACCAGCCAATCCCGACAGACTCAGAATCCTCTGGTATAGCAACGCACCTTGGGCAGCAACAGGATACGGTCAGCAAACCGCGCAAGTCATCCAAAGGCTCGCGAAAGAAAACCACCAAATAGCAATCCACGCAATGTACGGACTTGCGGGTTCGTCATCAACATGGAACGGATTCAAGGTCTACCCACAAGGACTCGCCGCATACAGCGACGATGTGCTTGTTGCGCACACAACGGAATGGGCAAGTCAAGATTTGTCGACGCCGACTTTGATGATGACATTGTTTGATGTGTGGGTGTTGAAATCTGAGTCGTTGAAAGATTGGAAGAACATCGCGTCTTGGGTTCCGATTGATCATCAGCCAACACCGCCAGATGTGTTGCAATGGTGTGCGCGTCCAAATGTGAGACCGATCGCGATGTCAAAATTTGGTTCACGAATGTTGGATGTTGCAGGAGTTCAGCATCTGTATGTTCCTCACGCAATCGAATCTGTGTTCCAACCAACCGAGTCGGTTGCTTTGCAGAACGGCGGCAAGATGACTGGTCGAGAGTTCATGGGTTGGGAAGAAGACAGATTTGTTGTGTCAATGGTTGCGACGAACAAAGGCAATCAGCCTGCCCGTAAGGCGTGGGCTGAAAACATTCTTGCGTTCTCAATCTTTGCCAAAGATCATCCTGATGCGGTGCTGTATTTGTACACGGAACCTGATGGTGCGATGTCTGGTATCAGTTTGCCGACATTGATGGATGCAGTCGGCATATCGCCAGACAAGTACAAGGTCGTTGACCAGTACGCATATCGGCATGGTATTCCACAGAATGTGATGGCTGCGATGTACACGGCGTCCGATGTTCTTCTTGCTTGCAGTATGGGCGAAGGCTTCGGCATTCCTGTGATCGAGGCGCAGGCTTGCGGGTGTCGAGTGATCGTGAGTAACTTCACAGCGCAACCTGAGCTGGTCGGTGATGGTTGGACGGTTGAAGGTCAGCCGTGGTGGGATGCGGCACAGAAGTCATGGTTCTTCACACCGTCTGTGCCTGACATCGTCAATGCCCTCAAGTCGGCCTATAACGCGCCTAGAAGCCGTTCTCAGGACGCAATCACCCATGCCCTAGGGTACGGAGCCGACGCTGTATTTGAGCAGTATTGGAAGCCTGCGATGAAGGAGTTGTCTACATGGTGCCGGTCATAGTCATACCTGTTCTCAACCGATACGACCTACTTGAACGCTGCATAGATTCGCTCGACTTCCCAGTCGACAAGATCATCGTCATCGACAACGGAGGCAAGATCGAAGAAGATTGTTTGGTGATGCCACGCCACAGTCGGCACGGCAAAACATACATCTTGGACATGCCATCAAATCTTGGTGTGGCAACTTCTTGGAATCTTGGCATCAAGATGACACCGTTCGCATCTGGTTGGATTCTCATGAACTCAGACGCCTGGTTTATGCCAGACAAACTTGAACAGTTCTGGGAGTCGTGCTATCCAAACGAGATTCATCTCACAGGTTCACCAGAGTGGGCTTGCGCATGGATCGGCTCCGATGTAGTCAAAGATGTCGGCCTGTTCTGCGAAGCGTTCCATCCCGCGTACTTTGAAGACAACGACTATGAGCGTCGCGCTGTGCGTCTCGGCAAAACGATTCGCAAATCTCAAGACATCATCGTGCATGACAACTCGTCAACACTTCTGTCCGATGTCTCATTCCAAGGTAAGAACTCGCAAACCTTCGCATCGAATCTGGAGTTGTTCAAACTTCGCAACGCAAGACTTGACGCAGGTCAGTGGGATCTGCAACGCCGACTAGATCTCAGTTGGGATTGATGAGAATCTTCGACTGCATCTTATTTAACCAAGAACATGACATGCTCGAATGCCGGTTGTGGGAGTTAGGTGATGTCGTTGATCTGTTCATCATTGTTGAGTCGTCTACAACTTTCATGGGTCAACCCAAACCGCACGGTATTGATCTTGACAGGTTCTACCGTTGGCGCGGCAAAATCCATTACGAAACATTCGAACCGAACCCGCATCAACTTGGTTGGGCGGCTGAACACGCACAACGCGACCATCTGTTTGTTGCGTTGCAACAATTCAAACCACAAGCCGAAGACATCGTGACAGTCGCGGACTGTGACGAGATCTGGAACCCAGCCGACATCGACACACTCAAACAAGGTTGGCATTGTTACATGATGAAGCGTCTCGTGATGTCGGCATATTGGCGTCTCACAGATGAACACACGATGGTCGCGGGACCGTATGGTCAACGCGGTGGTGGTGCGCAACACATGCGCTCGAATCGTGAACGGTTGCCGAATCTGAGATCAGGTTGGCATGTGTCGTGGATGGGTGGACCTGAATGGGCTGCTAACAAGATGCGGTCGTTCTCTCATCAAGAACTAATGGTCGATGACCCTGAAGCATTCATGGCCGAGAACTATCGGATCGGTCGCTCGATACGCGGTGAAACATTGTGGGAAGTTGAGATGGACGATTACTATCCTGCCTACATTCGAGAAGGTCTAGCACCAGAGTCTTGGTATCGCCGAAGATGAACGCACCTGTCGCAATCATCACACCGTGTTCAGCAAAATTCTGGGACAAGTTCGGTAAAGAACACATCGCAAACATTCAAGGATTAGATCCGCAACCTGAACAGATCATCGTTGTGTCGGACACGAAACTTGTTTTGCCTGACGGTTGGATACTTGTTGACGCACCTTCGAAGATCGGTGGCATGGGTTCGGTTGCGTTGGCTTGCAACAAAGCGTTCCAAGTCGCAACCACCGAATGGGTTATCTACAAACCAGTTGATGACTTGATGGACAAGAACTTCTTTGACGGTATGCCGTATGGCGGTGACGCAATCAATGTGATGGGACGATGGCAAAACGGATTCTGCAATGGCACACCTGACCAGTTCAACCGTCTTCTAGATCTTGACCATAACGGGATGCCTGGTTGGATTCTTATGCGCAAAGAAGTCGCAACACAAATCCCGTTCAGACCTGTGTGGCTTGATGATTGGATCTTCTGGATTGACTTCCGTGCTAAAGGATTGTCTGTCGTGTTTGATTCGCGTTGTGTGTGGACTTGGCGTGTGCATGAAGATTCGTTCAGTCACAGTTCAGCGGGTGTGCCACCTGAGGCGATTGAGCAGACAAGGTTGTTGAGGGACATGCACAAGACTGGTAGTGTGCGTTATCGAGCCGAATGGCCACCTGTGTTTGAAGTAAGATAAGGAAACTATGGCAATCACGAACGGCTACGCCACACGCAACCAAATCAAGGCTGCTCTTCGTATCGGCACTGCGGACAATCAAGACGATGAACTTCTAGACAATTGTGCCGGAGCAGCCAGTCGACTGATTGATGGTTATGCGAACCGACAGTTCTGGCAGTACGGCTCGGCAACGACACGAGTGTTCACCGCAGCCGATTCATTCGTGTGCGAGATTGATGACATCGCTGGAACTGCGATCACACTCAGAACACAAACGAATGCGGACGGCAACTTTGATGTCACTTGGAGTCCGAGCGATTGGCAACTAGAACCAGTGAACGGAATCTTGGACGGGCTGACAGTTCCTTACACGCGCATCCGTGCAGTCGGCGACTATCTGTTCCCGACATTGAACGCGAACTTCGGCTCGGAAGCATTGGTGCAACTGACCGCTGTTTACGGTTGGCCGTCTGTACCTGAGCCGATCACACAAGCTGTGATCATTCAGGCGTCAAGAATTTTCAAGCGTTACGATTCACCGCTCGGCGTTGCCGGCTTCGGAGACTTGGGTGCGATACGAGTGACACGCGCACTCGACCCAGATGTCGCACAACTTGTCGAGCCATATCGCCGAATGCGAATGTTCGCATGACCGCAACAGTCACCGAACTCAAAACAGGACTACAAACCCGTCTTGCAACAATCCCGAACCTTCGCGCATTCGCACAACAACCCGACCAGGTAAACCCTTCACTCGGTGGTATCGCATGGCCGACCTTAGAGTCGATCACTTATCACGGTGCGATGCGGGCAGGTCTGGTCACACATGTGTTCACGGTCAGTGTGATCGTCGGTCGTGCAGCCGAACGCACAGCACAAAACCTGATGGACACTTATTTGTCTTATGACAGCGGGATTCGTGCGGCGATTGAAGCCGACACATCACTTGGCGGATATGCTCGAACCTTGATCGTTGAAGAAGCATCTAACATCTCAACAGTTGACGCGAACGATACAACCTATTTGACGGTTGACTTTCGTGTCATCGTGTATGCTTAGATCATGGCAAAGTATCAGGTAGTCGAAGGCTTTACCGTTCTAGGTAAACAATATCCAGCCACTATTGATGGCAGCGAGATTGACCATCTAGACTCTCTAGTGCAATCGGGTCGCATTGTCTTGGTCGCAGAAAAATCAACCTCAAAAGCCGACACGGCAGGAGATAAATCATCATGGCAAAGTTAGTTCTCACAAACGCGAATGTTTCACTCAACAGCACAGACATCACTTCAAGTGTTGCGGCAGTAACTCTGTCAACTTCGGCTGCCGAAGTACCAACAACGAACTTCGGTTCAGGTGGCGCAGTAACTCGCGTCTCAGGTCTGATTGACAACTCGGTGACACTCTCGTTGCACAACGACTACAACGCCATTGATGGACTCATCTTGCCATTGATTGGCTCGACCGCTGTCACGATGATTGTGAAACCAGCAGGCACAGCCGCAGCAGGATCAGCAACACCTCACTACACCTTCTCTGTACTTTGCACAGAGTTCAGCCCAGTCAACGGTGCTGTCGGTGAATTGAACACAGCCGATGTCACTTGGCCAATCAGTGGAACGATCACCAAAACAGTTGCATAGTTCTTAACAAAACAAACAGGAGGAAAGAATGAAAATCAACCTAGAAGTAACAACCTTTGATGGAGTCACCGAAAAAGTGACTGCACAATTTGCAGATTTCATCTCATTTGAAAATGAGAAAAATCGTTCTGTTGCCAACTTCCAAACAGAACTACGCCTCACCGATCTTGCATGGTTGGCTTGGCATGCTGAGAAGCGCACCAAGAAGACCGCGTTGAAGTTTGAGGAATGGATTGAAACTGTTGAGACTGTGGAGGTTGGAACCGATTCTGCGGTGATCGTCCCTTTGGAGAATCCTCAGCCCACTGGCTGATCGCATACTTATCCGTAGAGACGGGCATCGCGCCCTCTTTACTATTGCAAGAATCACCTAGGATGCTTTATACGATGCTCGGCTACATGCGCTGGAAGAGCATCAAAATGAACCCACCAAGAAAGATCAACTGATGGCCAAACAGTATTATTCGGCGTTCTCAAACCTGCCAGGCGGTACAGGTGCGACAATCGGCAGTGCCGGTAAAGCAGCAGTTCTTGCCAATACAGTTGAAATCAAAGACCTGTACGAAACTCTGCGCAAGTTTGATAGAGCCAGTTTTGAGTTCAGCAAAGAACTACGCAAGGTCGCCTACACGATCGCCAAAGATCTATCCACCCAAGTCAGAGTCACCGCAGGTACGGTCAGTCGAGCAAGCCAAGCGATACAGGTTGCGAAAGGTTTACGGGCTTCGAATGATCGTCTTCCGACAATCAAGTTGCGTGGCAACGAATCTTTTGTGTCAAAGTCTCGTCCGAATAGTAAACGCAAAAGGAAGGTGACTCGAAACGATGTGTTCTACGGTGCGGAGTTCGGTGGTGGATTGACACCCAAGACCAAGCAGTTCCTTCGCCATCGCGGTCAGTCTGGGTACTTCTTCTGGCCTACTGTCCGCAAACGCAAAGATTTTATTGCCAAAGAATACCTAGACGGCATAGATAAGGTCGTAAAACAACTAGGTCTTTGATACTTGCATTCGGCTCAGGATTCGCTATCCTGAACCTAGGAGGTTCTGCACAATGTTTGAAGTCGTCGGTTTCCCATCGGTCAAGTCTGTCTATCCGAAGACCATCGCAACATCTTGGATGGAGTTCGCAGCGATGCTCGGCAACCATCAAGAACATGAACAGAAGTCTGACGGCAAGTTATATTCGCCAGTCACATACCGTGAACACACGACTCGTGGCAACCGCAATGTTGAACATGTTTGGGCATTAGTCGCCGACCTTGACGGTGAAGCATTCGAGCAGGCCGATCTTGGATCGTATATACATTTCGCGTACACAACCTGGTCACATCGCGAAGACAATCCTCACTGGCATGTTGTTGTCCCGTTCGAGCAGGCTGTGCCAGTACAGAACTGGGAAGAAGTCTGGTATGAGACACATGAGCGTCTTCGTCTCAAAGGCGACCCAGCAACCAAAGATCCTGCCCGTATCTTCTACCTGCCACAGCACGAAACTGGTCAGCAGTTTCGCACACATCATTCAGGTTGGCGATTCCTTGACCCGACGATCACCGACATCGCAGCACCGACACGCACATTCTCTACACCGAACATTCGCTCTACTCGTCAACCGCGTCGCGGTAATCCGATGCGATGTGTTCTTGACCCGAAGTGGTGGAGCGCACCTATCGACATGTCACAATATGACGGCATGACACAGTCAGAGATTCATAAAGACATGCAACGCGAGTGGGCTGAACTGCGTAAACGGATGTCTGCTAACTGAGTAGAATTGCGTTTACTATGGCAGGTGAACGCACATTCTTAGTTAGGCTTATCGGCAACGCTGATGGTGCTGTTGCCGCGTTCAAAAAACTTGCCAACGAAGGCGAAAAAACAATCAATGAACTTCAAACTGTTGGCAACGCTATTGGAGGCGCATTTGATGTAGTGCAAAGAGTGGCTTTGGTTGCCGCTGGTGCGATCACAGCGGTTGCTGGTGCAGCCACTGCCGCAGCTCTTGCCGCAGCCGAAGATGAACAATCACAACGCAAACTTGCATCCCAGTTACAAAGAACAACAGGCGCATCAAATGACCAAATCAAAGCCGTCGAACGATTCATTACCTCAGCGATGTTGGCGACGGGTGTGGCTGACACAGATCTTCGAAACGGGTTTGCGAACCTAACACGGGCAACAGGTGACGCAACCCAATCACAGCGTCTGCTAACGCTGAGTTTAGATATTTCAGCAGCAACCGGCAAAGACCTTGAAGCGGTGACTATAGCGGTCGGCAAAGCCGCATCTGGTCAAGTAACTGCGTTGGCCAAATTAGGCATTCCAATCGACGAGAACACAAAGAAAACAAAGAACTTCGGTTCCGCACTATCAATGTTGGAAACACAATTCGGCGGCGCAGCAGCAGAGTCCGCTAACACATTCTCCGGCAGGCTCAAAGTATTGCAAGTCTCACTTGGTGAAGTCGTTGAATCCATCGGCTTCGCACTTTTGCCGTACTTTGAAAAGTTCGTCAAGTTTATTCAAGACAACATTCTTCCTGCGTTAATTGTCTTCTCGGAAAACATTGGTGAGAAGGGAATAGTGAAATCAGCCGCAATGGCATTGAACGCAATGGGCGATCTTGGCGTCAGCTTTATTGACACTTTAGAAAGCATGAGCATTGCGGTCTTGACTTTCTTAAAAGAGTTCGTTGATCTAGGTCGAACCATCGCATTGACTGTCGGTTTCACGGCGGCATTGACTGGCAATGCGGTGGTTGCTTTGAAAGCAACTGCAGCGTCTTTGATGTTCAAAGCTGCGCAAGAAAAACTTAACGGCGCACTACAAGCAACACCAGGCATGTTTGACAAGATTAGAAACTCAATGGCTCAAGCGGCAGCCGTTCAAGCAAAGGCATTGCCGAACATCATCGGAACAGCCGACGCATTGGAACGAGCGATTGTCAAAGGTCAGAAAGACACCGTTCCAGCTTTTGCCGGAGCTGGTGCAGCAGTTAAGACAGCCAAAGAAAAACTTGAAGATTATAGAAAAGCGGTTGAGAAAGTAAGTAGCGAAGTCAAGTCATATACGACTGCGACGAAGGCGATTACCGCTGCAAAGAAACAATTAAGTGATCGTACAAAAGATCTTGGTGACCGCGAAGAAGAAGTTGGTGAAAGAATTTTTGATCTTGCTAAACGACAAGGTGATGTGGTTAAACGCCAACTTGACATCGTTAAACGAAAAGGTGAAATTGAAAAACGAAATAATGACATCATCAAAAAAGAAGGTGAGCTAGTTAAACGCAATATCGAGTTAGGAGAACGCCAACTCAATGTTAGTAAGCGTCGTACGGAATTGGCGGAACGAAATATTGATCTTGCTAAAGCCCAAGAAAAGTTCAATGAAGCTGTTGCCGGATATGGTAAAGATTCGGAACAAGCAAAGGAAGCACAATTTGAATTGGCTGAAGCTCAACGAAATGTTGAGCAAAGTGGGTATCGGGTTGAGAAAGCAATTTTTGCAATCAAAGACGCAGAAGAAGAACTTAAAAGTGTGCGGATTGATTCTGAGTCAACTGCGGAAGATATACGCAAAGCCGAAATTGATTTGGCTGAAGCCAAACTTGCTTTGGCGGATGCACAAGCCGATCAACTAGAACTAAGTAAAGAACAAATCAAATCGCAATCCAAACTTAATCAAGCTATCTCTGGTGCAATTAAGGGCTCTGAAGTTTATGATGATCTTCTTAAAGATTTAGAGGAAGCACAAGACGCACAAATCAGGGCAACAGAAGCCTTGACACAAGCATCAGATGATCTTGTTGATGCTCAAGACGCTGTTGTAGATGCTGCGCAAGATATTGTTAATGCTCGCGAAGCATCAGAAGATGCTGCAAGAGATTTGCTTGATGCCGAAGAAAATCTTAAAGATGCTATCAAAGCTGTCGCTGATGCACAGGATGACATTGTTGATGCGAAACAGGCTGTCATTGATGCACAAGATGCCATCAGAGAGGCATCAGATAAGGTCGCTGAAAGCATTCAGGAACAAGCCGATGCTTACAAAGATCTTGAAGATTCAATTAAGAAAGCGAAGAAGGCTGCGGAAGATGCAGGCAAACAATTTGTTCCACCAAACTTGTCCGCAGTCCAAGGAACAACGCTTTCAACATTCGGTCAAGTAGACCCATCCGTCGTCCCGCTTTTGCCATCTTTGCCGATGGTGCCGACACCTTCCATGATTCCTCCAGGTCAACCTGGTGTGAATAGTGGACCGACGATTGTGGTGAACACGGGTGTTGGGACGAACGGGATTGAGGCTGGTCGGCAGATTGTGCAACTGTTGCAGCAGTACACGGCGGTTGATGCGTTCGCAATCGACAAACTTGGCTTCGCGCCGAGAAGGTAATCATGCCTAAGACTTTGAAGTGGGGTCAAGAGTATTCGGTTCTGTTGGATGTCGGTGCGATCGCTGACGCATTTATTCTTGACACATCAACATTGGATGGCACAGACACATTGGATGGTTCAACCGATTTTGTGGACGCAACCGAATATGTGTTGAGTGTTGCGATTCAGCGTGGTCGCAGTAACCAACTAGATCAGTTCTCACCTGGCACTTGTCGAGTGTTGGCTGACGACCGTGCATCAGGCCGACTGTTCGACCCAGCGAACACCGCATCAACCTATTAC